CCCCGGCAACGTCGCCCACGGCCACCAGCGACTGGTTGGAGTCGCCGATCAGGTTGACCTGCATCCTGGGCGCCCCGACGTAGCCCACCCCAGATGCCCCGGTCCATTCGTACCGGATCGCCGTCGACATGCCCTGTCCGACGACAGTCGGGACCGCCACGGGCGTGGTGATCTGGTAGTTCACGTCGATTTCCAGGGCCGGCTTCACCAGCGACGTGGTGTTGAGCAGCGGGCGGATCATCTTGAATTTCTTCTGCCGCGCGCCGTCGCCGAAGTTGGTGAAGGCTCCGCAGATGTCCCCGACGATGGGAACCCCATTGTCGGAGGAGCCCTGGTCCCACTGGTAGACGCCCGAGGTGGACCCGAAATAGATGTTGCCGTTGGCGATCTCCCAGCAGAACGCATTCAGGCCGGTGAACCTGCACCAGGCCCCGGTGAGCACGTTCTGGACATACTGCTGCGAGGTCGCTAGCGAGGACGTGGGAATGTTGAAGATCGCCAGCGAACCGCCGCTCGCCGTGGCGTTGCCGGTATCGGACGAGAGCCCCGGGTAGAGGATGCCCTGCCAGCCGTAGTTGGCCGAATAGGCTTTCACCGCCACCGAAAAGGCGTTCATGATCTTGGCGGTGAGGGCGATGTCGTTCTGCTGGCTGCGGTCCAGCTTCAGCGCCTGGCTGAGCGGAACCACCCCATCCGAGGTGACGACAGTCAGATCGCCGCCGAACTTGGTCAGCGCCTTCGGGCCCAGGGGAGGGCCGATATCGAACACGCCGAGCAGCAGCCAGGTCGAGGCGTTGGTCGGATCAATGCCCTGGTAGAGCGCGACCTGCCCCTGGTCGGTCATGAACACCGCGAAATCGTCCGCCGTCAGGCCGAACTGCCCGGAGAAGGTCCCGCCGCAGACCAGCCGGCCGCCCTTGGAGAAGATGGCCGACAGGTCGAGCAGGGTGCAGGCCCCGCCCACGGCTCCCGCTGCGGGGTTCCAGACGTAGAGGCTGTCCTTCTGCAGGTAGAACAGCCGTCCCTTGTGGCTGAAGACGTTGAACAGCGTCGTCGGCGTCAGGGCTGGGGGTCCCGCAGCCGCGGACATCGCCGGCAGGGTCGCCCAGGTCGCAGCGTTGTAGCCGATCGGCGTATCGACCCCGTTCACCGCCACGATCCATTCGCCCGCGGCGTTGGCGAAGTTGATGTAGTTCCAGCGGTTGTTCGTCGCCCCGGTGTAGACCGGCGCCCCGAGCGCAGCTCCTTGGGTGCTCACGTCGTAGAGGTTGCCGTTCGAGGCCCCGAACAGCTTATCCGTCCCCGCTGCCCCCCCTCGATAGGCCATCATGCTTTCGACCGGATGGGCAAAGCCGATCACCTGGTTGACGAAGCCGCGGCGCAGCTCCACGAACCCAGGCCTTGGAATCCAGTTGTCCAGCAGCACCGCGTCGGTGAGCGGCATGGCGGCAATCGGGTCGCGCGCGTTCCAGCCGCCGCTGGGGGCTGGGATCGAGCGCCCTACCGAGACCTGCCGCTTTTTCTGGTTGGGACGGACGGCCGTGCGGACCATCGGCTAGTCTTCCGCAGGCTCGCCGAGTCGGCTCTTCTCGACAAAACTGAAGCTCGGAACTGGCCCCCACATGTGCATGCTATGCGCGAGCATTGCGATCAGCCGTTCCGCGCACAGACGGTCTGCCGGGGCGCAATCCATCGACAGGTGATGTGTCCTGCACGCGCCGAGCGTCGTTTCCGTGATTGTGAGAATGGCCAGCGTGCGTTCTTCTCTGTCCATGGTCACATTCCAAAGTTGCCGTCAGGCAGATTCACCCGATTAATGTCTATCGGCTGCGGCGCCAGCGTCAGGGCCGTCGCTCCACCGTCCCGGGCCGCGACCTGCTCCTGTTGCCGCTCGAAGGTGGTCATCTCTTCGGCGTAATCGAGCCCCTGGGCCCGCAGGAACCGCCAGATAGTCGAGAGCGTCAGCAGCTCCTCGTCCAGGTAGGTCAGGTCCGTGTCGGCCAGATAGAGCGCCTGCGGGGTGCTGGTGTTGCTCTTGGCCCAGTTTTCGCTGATGTACTCGTAGGCGATGGTTTGCCCGGCTGGCGGGGTGGGGGCGATCAGGAACTGCCCGGTCCGCTCACGGAAGGCCAGGTAGACGGTGGAATAGACCGGCTGGGCCTGAATCCATTGCCACTGCCGGGGCGTGATCGGGCCCGTCATCGGCCGGCGCGTGGTGCGGTTGAAGAAGCTGTTCGGAATGAAGCGGTCGAAGTCGGATGGCAGGGCCGTGGCCTGCGCCGCCGTTGCCGTGGTGACGAAGGTTTTCTCCTCCGTCAGGGCCTGCCAGGGAAAGAAGCTGGCGAGGTCCCTGCCCGCCTGGTTGAGCAGCGCCAGCAGCTGGATGACCTGCTTGTCGGTGCTGCCCACCGCGGCGCTGGGCTGCACCAGAGAGAGCCTGGCGCAGACATCCTGGATGATGGAAAGGCAGGTCACACCGGGGCCTTGCTGCCCTTCGCCCGGGGCTCAGGCGGCTTCTCGGTTCCGTCCAGCGTCTCGAACGTCACCATCGGGCGCAGGGGCTCGGGCTGGCCCATGCCCTTCTGCTCGTCGCTGAAGGCCTTCCACGCCTCGGCGTAGACATCCGGGTCTTCCGGGGCCAGTTCACGCGGGCCGATGCGGGTCGAGCCGTCCAGGTGATGGACGAACTTCACCGTGTCCCCGTCCATGAAGAACTTCGGGCCGCGGATGACCATCTGACGTTCAAGCGCCGGCATTGACGCGCTCCTTCTGTTCCAGGCTGGCCGCGCGGGCGTTGGCTTCGGTGAGTTCGCGGGTCAGGCGCTCGTTCTCGCGCACCAGTTCCTCGTTGCGGCTGATCAGGCGCTCCAGCGGAGCCGTGCCGTTCTTCGCCACGTCCAGGCTCTTGCGGGCGCGCTCGCGCAGTTCGTAGGCGCCCATGCCCAGGTTCTGCAGGTTGGCGTCGTTGACCGCCGCCAGCTGCTCCAGCGTCTTGATGTTGTGGTAGGCCAGTTCGACCACGCGCGCGGTGTTGAGCAGGGCGCAGGGCCATTCGGTCAGGGGCGTCCCCTCCAGGGGCGGCTCCCTGCCCTGCTTGAAGGCCTCATACTCCTTCGGCCAGCGGGCCTTGTGTTCGTCGTTCACCGGCTCCACTGGGGAGGAGCGGCGGTCGCCGGGAATGAGGATCTGAACGAACTCGCGTTCTTCGTAGCAGGGCTTGCCGTCCTGCTTGGACTTGAACTCCAGGTAGACGGGCTCGACGTAGAACCGAGGAATGGCCGGCGTCTTGGGCCGGTTCGGGTCGAATTGGTCGAACTCGCTCATGGTCCCTCCAGAAGATCGGGGCGGCCCCTGAAGACCGCCCCGCAGGTCGTCAGTTCGTCACGGTCGCGGTCGGCCAGTAGAGCAGCGCCTGCACCATGTTGGTCACGGTGAAGGTGGTCCCGGTGGCAGTGCCGGTGGCGTTCTGCACCACGGACTGATTGCCCGTGGTGTTGGTGCCGATGGTGATCCGCCACTGGCCGCCCACCTTGTCGATCGCCGCGATGATCGAGTTGGCCGGCAGGTTGGTCCCGGTGATCACTTGGCCCAGCTGCAGATCATTGATCGCCCCGCCGGAAATCGCGGACACCACGTTGGTGATATACGGCGAGCCGTTGACGGTGTTGCCGGTGAAGGTGATGTTCGAGGAAGCCCCGTAGGCCGACAGCGGCGCCAAGGTCGTTGCGCCGCCGGTGTGGGAGTTCAGGAACTTCACCTGACCGCCCGTGGCCGTGGTTTCCGCCATGCCCGTGGCGATGGAAGCGGCAGAGGCTCGGACGAGCACGTGTCCAGCGCGGCAGAACCAGATGTAGTAGGTGCCAGCCGGGGTGGCCGGAGCGAACACATTGGCCACCACGACGCTGGCGTTCAGGACCACGTTGGACGTGGTCAGGAGCGTCGCAGCGTAGTTCTCGTCAAGCTGGTAGACCTGACCGGGCATCAGGTCCGTCGTCGCGGCCAGCACCAGCTTGCCGTAGACGAACTCGGTCTCCAGGTCCCCGCTCAGGACCATCCCCAGCCGCCACTGCGGAATGGGAACGCCCTGATTGGACACGTTGGCGGCAGGCGCCGGGCCGTAGAGCACGCACGGATTGGCCCCGGGATCGCTCCAGATGCCCGATCCAGTGGAGACGCCCTTGCCGAAGTCGCCCTGCCACGCGAGGTCGCAGACGCCCGAGAGTAGAGCATCACGGAACGGAAGGTTGCGGAGGTCTTTCATCGGATGCGCTCCCTTAGGCGATGAGGACGCCTTGCAGCTGCGCGTTCGAGAGGGTCATGTTGCCCGCCCAAACGATCAGCCGCACGGATGCGTCCTGGTTGATGGAAGTGACCGTCTCCAGCGGGACCATGTTCCGCTTCGAGGACGGCCGGTACTTGATGTAGTCCGTGTTCAGGAAATACATGTGGTTGGCGGGGCA